AAACGGCACAACGGTAACTGTAGATATTCCTACTGCCATAGCACATCAAACCAAAGCGTTAAACCAGATAGCCTATACAGAATCTTCGCATAGGACTTCAAAGGTAGGTGCTGGGTTAACAAATGTAATGTCTGATGCAGATTGGGCTACGGCTTTGGCTACGGCTAGGTCTGCAATTACGGCATCCACAACAACCGCCCAATTGGTAGAGGCACTAGCGCCTATCCAAACGGCAATAACTGCTAACGCACTTTAAATATGACAATGGTACTTGACGGGACACAAGGTTCATGTGGCCCTTATGATTATCAAACCCCATCAACAGGGTTTAGTTATACATTAACTGCCCCTTTAACTATTTTTGCCCCGTCTGGAACTTTAGCAACTGGCACTATAACAATGCCTGCTTCACCTACAGATGGTATGCAAGTCAGGGTTGCTTCAACTCAAATTATCACGGCTTTAACTATGAGCGCAAATACTGGTCAAACATTATTAAATGCTTTGTCTGCTTTTACTGTTGGTGGTTTTGCGCTTTTTATGTATAAATCTTCAAATACTACATGGTACAGGGTGGGGTAAATATGAACTACAAATGGCAAATATTAGAACTAAGCGCTGAAAACGAAGTAATTACCCATGCTAAATACCATTTAAGCCTATCGGATGACACAAATACGGTAGAAACCGAAGGTAATTGGTACTTTAAAGACCCAGAGAATAAGACTCCACTAGCGCAAGTCACCGAAGAAATGGTGGCTCAATGGATCGAAAATGATGCTATGAAAGATGGCGTTTGTGTAATAAAATCTAGGCTAGAGGAGCAATTGGCGCTTTTAGACAAGTCGAAATCTATTGTTCCTCCTTGGAAACCACAAGTTTTCACGCCAAATATATAAGGTGACCCATGACCCAGGCCGTAGACATAATATCTAGAGCACTTAAAGACATTGGAGCTTTGGAGGCTGGGGAGACACCGACTCCGGAAGCAGCTCAAGATGCTTTCGATATGCTTCAGGATATGCTCGACCAATGGTCTAACGAAGACATGATGGTCTTCTACAAAAACGAGATCATATTTCCAGTTACTCAAGGACAAACCCAGTACACAATTGGCCCAGGCGGTCAAATTGGCGCAGTTTTCACAGGCTCGATCACCGGAAATATCCTCACAGTAACCCAGTTAACCTCTGGCGGTATTTCAATCGGTCAAACCTTGTCGGGTAGCGGAATAACCTCAGGTACTAAGATTCAGCAAATGCTGACAGGCGCAGGCGGTCAGGTTAACGAAGCGGGTACTTACTTACTCAACATTAGCCAGACTGTAACGTCCAGAACAATCAACAGTTATTATCAACGCCCTTTAGGATTAAGGTCTGCGTTTGTAAGGGTAAACACTACTTCAAACGGTCAAGCGATAACTGGCGGTGGACTCGACTATCCCGTATCTGTTCTGAATTTAGAGCAATACGAAATGATTGGTTTAAAGACGTTAAACGGCCCTTGGCCTAAAGCGGTTTACTACGAGCCAACCGAAACTCTGGGAAATATCTACCTTTGGCCTAATCCGTCACAGGGTGAGATGCACATTTTCGTAGACCAGATATTCCAACAATTTGTCTCAATAAACGACACGATAAACCTACCCCAAGGCTATTCAATGGCTCTCAGATGGTGTTTAGCAGAGCGCCTAATGCCAATGTACGGTAAGGCAAGCCCAACGCAAATAGCGATGATTACAAAGTTCGCTGCTCAAGGAAAGTCTACCGTTAAGCGCACAAACATGAATCCAGCGATTGTTTCGACTTATGCGGATGCGCTATTGGTTGGAAGGCAGAAGGATGCTGGGTGGATACTTTCGGGAGGTTTCTTCCGCTGATTCTTTAGGTTGACAGATTAATTAGAAAAGGATATGATTAAATCTTTAAAAGGAGTTAATCATGGACTTACAAGAGAAACGCAGAAAAAATAGAGAATATCAAAAGGCTTTTTACGAAAGAAGAAAAAACGGAGAAGGCCCAAGGGATCCAGGAAGACCAAAAAATACTGAAGAAGTTTTGTGGTCTAAGGTAGATAAAAAAGGGGAGGATGAATGTTGGCCTTGGTTGGCTTATAAAAATAAAGAAGGGTATGGTAGGGTTCAAATTAATGAATATTCTTATTATGCCCATCGAGTTATTTTTAATTTAGTTAATCCAGGTGTGATTACGCTACAAGCGCCTAAAAGTTCAGATGAAACTGGATTTATTATGCACAGTTGCGATAATCCATCATGTTGCAATCCTAAGCATTTAAGTGTTGGCACTCATGCGGATAACATGGCTGATAAAGTTGCTAAAGGAAGAAGTCCTAACTTTAAAGGCGATAAAGGCCCAAGAGCGAAGTTAACAATGGTTCAAGCAAGACAAGCAAGAGAGTTAAAAAAGAACGGTATGAGCACAAGAGATTTAGCCAAACAATTCGGAATAAGTCTGCCAAGCATGAAAACTTTGCTTGCTGGTAAGTCTTATAAGGAGGAATAATGGCAGACTTTGGCTTTGTCGGCCCAAGCTATACAGGCCCATCAATTTATCAAGACTCTCAGGACTGCATAAATTGGCGACCTGAAGTAGACCCACTTAAAGCCCCTGGTTCTAGGGGCGTTGTCGCTTTATACCCAACACCTGGCTTAACCTCCGTTATTGCGTTTCAAAACCAAGCGCCTATCCGTGGGATGAGGACTTTGTCGGGCAGTACTCAGTTAATTGCAGTCTGTGGACAATATGTTTATTCGCTGACAAGCTCTTTTATACCGACCATTATTGGACAACTTAACTCAAGCACAGGTCAGGTCGGTATTACAGACAACGGAATATATGTCTATATTACTGACGGGACATACCGATATTCTTGGAGAATTTCTAGCCCATCAACTGCAGTTTTCACAGGCACGATCTCAGGGACAACCCTAACGGTCACAGCAGTTACAAACGGAACGATTGGTATCAGCCAGTCTTTATTTGGTCTAAACGTAGCCCAAGAAACCGTTATAACTGCCTTGGGAACGGGTAGCGGTGGAGTTGGTACATACACTATAAACATCAGCCAAACCGTCTCTACGGCTGAACTGATGAACTCTACTGCGGTGGCTGCGGTGTTTACAGGAACGATTGCTGCAAAGACCCTAAGCGTGACTGCGGTGGCTAGTGGCACTTTATACCCAGGTCAAACAATACAGGGCGCTGGGGACACTTTAAGTACGGTAATCACGGCTTTGGGAAGCAATATTGTCCTAAGCCAATCCATTGTGACGGGTGGTACAGGATACGCAGTTAACGATCAAGTAACGGTTGTAGGTGGGGTTTACGGGTCTACCCCTCAGGTTTATACGGTGTCCTCCGTAACCTCTGGCGTAGTAACTGGGCTTACGGTTTACTCTCAAGGCTCATATACTACTCAGCCGATCAATAACGTATCCACAACCACATCAGGCTCAGGTACAGGGTTAACCTTAACCTTAACCTTTGGTACAGGAACTGGTGGAACGGGTAGTTATATTATCAGCCCTAGCCAAACTGAATCGACTTCTGAGACGATGTATGCGCTTAACTTTAGCGTATTGCCAAGCTCAGACGGAGCGTTTACGGGTGCTGATATTGTGGATATTGTGGACAATTATTTTGTCTATAACAACCCAGGCACTCAGCAATGGGCAGCTTCTGGGATTCTTAGCCCATTAACCCCTACTCTTTCTTACGGAAATAAAGACGGTGCGCCTGATAACTTAGTCTCAATTATCGTAGACCATCGTGAAGTCTATTTAATGGGTGAGGAGTCATCGGAAGTTTGGGTGGATGCTGGTACGTTTCCTTTTCCTTTTCAAAGAATCCCTGGCACTTCAACCCAACACGGAATTGTTGCTAAGTTTAGCGTTGCCAGACTCGGTAACTCCTTTGCTTATCTCAGCCGAAATATTCGGGGTCAATCCCAAATTATGTTGATGGAAGGGTACATCCCTAAGCGGATTAGTACTCACGCTGTTGAGAATACTCTGGTCAATATGCCCGTATCGGATGCGGTGGCGTTTACTTATCAGCTAGAAGGTCATGAGGTTTATGTAATCTCATTCCCGACTATCGACATTACATGGGCTTACGACATCACAACCGATATGTGGCATAAATGGCTGTGGTGCGATAACATGAACCAATATCACCGGTGTAGGGCTAATTGCTCTGCGGTGTTCCAGAACATGGTCTTGGTTGGCGATTGGCAAAACGGTCAAATCTATGAGTTAGACCCCAATAACTATACAGATAACGGTCAAAACGTCAGAAGATTAAGACGAGCGCCCCATTTGGTGACCGACCTACAACGTCAATTCTTTGATGAGTTTCAGATCCAATTCCAGCCTGGCGTTGGAACTACAGGGGTTTCTATGCCTGTAGATACAAAATCAACGACCACTTATCCACAAGCGATGCTTAGATGGTCAAATGACGGGGGTTCTACTTGGTCACGGGAATACTGGGTAACCATTGGTCAGGAAGGAAAGTACAAAAATCGTGCTATTTGGAGACGAATGGGAACGGCTAGGGACAGGGTTTATGAGGTTGTAGTCACCGATCCTGTCAAAGCGGTCATTGTCTCGGCTAACCTAAAGGCTTCGGAGGGTGAAAATTGAGCACACAAAATCAGGTTACTCAAGGATTTCCTCAGGCTGCGGTCTTAGACCCTACGACAAATCGACTTAGTCGTCCTTGGATGCAGTATTTTCTGAACTTTCTGAACTTCACAAGCGCCCCGACTGCGACACAGGGAAACGCCACATTACCAGCAAAACCCGCTGGATTCATGATCGTGACCGTTCAGGGGAAGCAGTACAAAGTACCTTATTACAATAATTAATATGGAACTAACCAAAGAATACGTCCCGACTAGAGCAGAAATCGACAGACTACAGAAAGAAATGTCTGTTATGCCACAGGCTGAACTGGAGACTGAGCATTACTTTTCGGGTGGAATGTATTGCCGAAAACTAACCCGACCAGCAGGCACTTTAATAGTCGGTAAGGTTCACAAAAAGGATCATTTCTTTTTATGCGCCAAAGGTGAGATTATTGCGTGGTCTGAAGGCGGTATGAGGCATTTATACGCTGGAGATGTGATTTGCTCAAAACCAGGGACTAAAAGGGTCACTTTAGCGGTCACAGATGCAATTGGTATCACATTTCACAAGACTAATAAGACAAACTTAGATAAAATCGAAAAAGAGTTAATTGAGCCTGATGAACTGGCTTTATTTGACTCAGCAAACAAACTTAAGGTTCCTGCCTTAAAGGAGAAATAATATGTCATGGATTACCGCAGCTGTTATTGGTGGAGGCGCTTCATTACTTGGGGCTGGTATGACCGCCAACGCAGCGACAAATGCTGCCAACCAACAAGCGCAAGCTGCTGCCAACGCTCAAGCACTTCAGCAACAAGAATTTAACACGATTAATCAACAACAAGCCCCACAAAGGGCTACGGGTTATAACGCTTTAAATCAACTGGGACAGCTTGGGTCAGGGACATATCAACAATATGATGCCAACGGTAATGTTATCGGAACTGGGCAAGGATCAGGTTATTTAACCCGTCAGTTTGGTGACCAAGACTTAAACGCCAATCTAGCCCCTAATTACGCTTTTCAGTTAGCCCAAGGTCAAGGGGCGCTAAATGCTCAAAATAACGTAAACGGTGGGGGTGGAAACGTTGCCCAAGGGTTAGAGCAGTTTACACAAAATTATGCTCAAGGCGCTTATCAAAACGCTTTTAATAACTTCAATACTCAAAGAACAAACATTTACAACACTTTGGCAGGAATTGCAGGAATAGGACAGGCAGGGCAATCTGCTACAAACGTTGCTGGAACTAACGCAACAAACGCAATCGGTCAATTAGGCGTTGGATCTGCAACTGCTTTAGGTCAAGGTCAAGTTAACGCAGCACAGGCTTACGGGGGCGCTCTTAACAATATTGGAAGTAACGTTCAGCTTTACTCTTTACTTGGTCAAAACGGCAATGTAGGAGGCACAAACTATTCAAGCCCAACCCAAGCACAGATTGCCCAACCAGGTGGTATTAGTACTTATTTTGGAGGTCAATAATGGCCGGATTTAACTTTAACCCTATTACGGTTCAACCGCAACAGCAAACCTCACTTGGGGATATGCTTAATATTGCTAGAGGGGCACAGGCTTTTCAACAGGCGCAACAAACTAATCCATTAGCACTTCAACAACAGCAAGCGCAAACAGAATTAGCACAAACTCAATCTAAAAAAGCCAAAGCACTATTAAATCCAGAAATAGAAAAAGGTATTGCTGAATCTGAAACAGCAGGAAATACTGCAACTTTAAAAAGAATGGAGCTTGCTGATGAACAAGCTAAAAAAATTCAAACAGGTCAAATATCTCTTATTAACAATAATTTAGTTATTAAAGCTGAAAAAAATCCTGATTCATTAACTCAATCTGAAAGAGATGATTTAGTAAAATTAGTTAGAGATAATGCATTAATGCAAGCTAAAAACTCAGGT